CGCAGGTATAACAGAGCTAAAGTATCCTAAATAAGATAGTAATTACTTATTGATGGACTACGAATGGCGACTGCGCAGGTAACAGACAAACAGTTAATCCCTAACAAGTTTGGCTTCAATGATACTCCTATAAATCTAGCGAAGCTGGATAGTACGATTAGGAGTAGACTCAAACAGATGAATCTATCGAATGCAGCGATAGAAGCATGCACACATATACTAGATCAATCCGTTGCTGGTAAACAAGAGTTCCCAGCGAAATTCACTGGCTTGACTGTTCAAGAATACAACATTATCCTCAAAGACTTTGGAGAGTTGACTGGAGCAGCATATCTCCTTAAGACAGAATCAAAAAAGTATACCCATGTAAAGTTTCCTGTGGGTAACGAGAAACTAATTGACTACATCCTTGTAACCAAAGATGGTGCTGACGAGAAGTTTTCTGCAAAAGCAGGACAGGGTGGTAAACCATCTATTACTTCAATCATGCCAGTCATTGAACAGTTTATTCGTGGTGGTAAATTAGATAACAAATTTCAAAAAGCATCATGGGTGCTTTTTCACTTATCCACTGAAGAAACAAATGGACTTTATTTTGGTCCATTAAAAGCAGCTAATTATCTTCAAACTGCTGGATATAAAGCATTAATAAAAGTTCTTACATCTGAGAAAGTGTATACTACTGGAATCCCAACACCAGAACAATTAGATAATGCAGTTGCTCGTGGTGGTAGTTATGCTGGTTGTATGAAGTTGTTTGATAACTTCTACACACAATCTGGTTATAAATCCAACATGGATGCTACTGTAACAAAAAGAACAATTGAATCTCCACGTGCTGGAAAAGAAAAGCGTTGGGGTGTTCTTCACTATCCAATTACAGCTGAGTTGGTAAAGTGGTTAAATACAGATACTAATTATGCTAAAGAATTATTAACAATGGCTGCACAAACACTAACAGTTACGCAGGTTTATCTTGATCTTAAGGGTAATAATTTAAAATATACAGTTAAGGGATTCTCTGATGCGGAGTTCCAATTTGGTTCTCCAAGTAGCGTACCACGTCCAACAAATAACCGTATTGGTTTCACAATGAAGAAATCCCCTACGGCTAAGGAGAAATAATCCCCTCAAATCCGTAGGGTTATCGCTTGACTTTAATGCAAAAATAGGGTATAATAAAGGTATAGGAAAGAAATGAAAAACTTTGTAGAATTTTTAAAAGAAGAAGCTGAAGAAAGTAAACAGCTAAAACACATTACCCATCCAGAAGATCGCCCATTGATGCATGGCCATGCTGGCTTTGAACATGCTCATGCTGCTCTAATGCAAGCACATGAGCACATGAAGTCTGGAAACAAGTCAAGCAATCTGACAATGAAGTATGATGGTGCTCCATCTATTGTTTTTGGTCATCACCCAAAGACTGGTAAGTTTTTCGTTGCCACAAAATCTGCCTTTAATAAAAATCCAAAGATCAATCATACTGAAGCAGACATCGATAAGAATCATGGACATGCTCCTGGTCTTGCTTCTAAACTAAAAACTGCATTGAAGCATCTACCAAAAGTTACACCAAAGAAAGGTGTTTACCAAGGTGACCTGATGCATACTAAAGAAGACCATCATCTTACTGAAGGTTTTTTAACTGAAGCAAGTAAGGTTTCTTTTACACCAAATACTATTACCTATACTGCTCATGGTGCAGATGCTGATAAAATTAAAAGATCCAAAGTTGGTGTAGTTGTTCACCAACAATACCATGGTTCTGATATCGGTAACATGAAGGTAAGTCCTCATCCAGATGTAAAATCATTTAAGGCTCATCCAGATGTTCACATGCATGGTGCCGAACATGACACTAGCAAAGTTAGACATAGCGATGAGAATGAAAAGACTTTCCAAAAACACATGGCTGCTGCCAAAGAAATCCATGATACTCATGGTCATGCAATGTATAATGCTGTGCATGCAAAACACTCTGGTGATTCTGGACATCTTGCAACTTACATTAACAAAACAGTTCGTCATGACGAAGTCCCAAATGTAAAGGGATTCCAACAACACATTAGTGATCATCATGCTAAAGCAGCAGAGAAAGTAAAGACTGAAAAATCAAAAGCAGAGAAACATGCTGAAGGTTCTTCTCAGGTTGCTCATGTGGAAAAGAACAAAGCACATTACAGTAATCTACTGGCTCAACACCATCACTTGGCTCAGGCTAAGAATGCGTTAGTTAAATCTCTGGAGACTCATGAAGGTGGTTATGAACACCACATTGCTGGTAAGAAGTCTAAGCCAGAAGGTTTCGTTGTTAATACTAAGCATGAAGGTAAAGAAGAACCAAGTAAGTTGGTTAATCGTGCTGAGTTTGCCAAGGCTAACCTATTAAAAACTAAAAAGTTTGGAGAAAAATAATGTTTTCATTTAAAGAATTAATAGAAGAAAGTAAACGTACTGGTTGCACATGCTGGACTGGATATAAAAAAGTTCCAGGAACTAAACCATGCGAATCTGGTTCTTGTATTAAAGAAAGCACACGTGGTTTGTGGGATAACATCCATGCAAAACAAAAAAGAATCAAAGCTGGTTCTGGTGAGAAAATGCGTAAGCCAGGTAGCAAAGGTGCTCCAACTGATGCAGCATTGAAAGCATCTCAGAATGAAGCAGCAAATCCAGCGCAACAAGCAGCAATTGCTATCGCCATGAAAAAAGCTGGTAAGAAACCACAGAACGAAGAATTGGAAGCACAGTTTGATTTAATCGAAGAAATGGTAATGGCAATTGCTGAACAAAATAATTTAGATCCAGAAATGATATGGGAAAAGTTTGAAGACATTGATGATGTAGAATTGTATGAAGCAGCAGTTGATGCTAAAGGATATAAAAGTTCTACTGGTGGTTTAACTCAAAAGGGTCGTGATGCATATAATGCTAAAGGTGCTCATTTACAAGCACCAGTAACTACTCCACCATCTAAATTAAAAGCTGGTAGTAAAGCAGCAAATCGTCGTAAGTCTTTCTGTGCTCGTATGGGTGGCATGGAAGGTCCAATGCGTAAACCAAATGGCGAGCCAACTCGTAAAGCACTCGCTCTTAGAAAGTGGAATTGCTAATGTTATCATTTAAAGATTTTATTCTAGAAGAACTTGGTGGAAAACAAAATTCTGACAAATCAGTTAGTCTTAAATCCAAAGTAATTGCGTTCGGTCGCATGAATCCTCCAACTGCTGGTCATGAGCAGGTTGTTAATAAAGTTCACGAAATTGCTAAAAAAGAAAATGGTTCTCATGCTGTTATTCTTTCACATTCACATGACGCAAAGAAAAACCCTTTATCTCCAGAGAGTAAAGTTAAGCATGCTAAGAATGCATTTCCTGGAACTCATATAGAAGCTGCATCTAAAGAAGCACCAACTATTCTACATCATGCTGCCAAAGCACATGCTGCTGGTGTTCAACATCTACATGTTGTTGCTGGTTCTGATCGTAAAGAAGCCATGCATGATCTACTACACAAATATAATGGTGTAAAGGCTAGTCATGGGCACTATAAGTTTAAGTCAATTTCGGTGCATTCTTCTGGTGAACGTGATCCAGATGCTGAAGGAACTGCTGGAATTTCTGGTACTAAAATGCGTGAACATGCTGCATCTGGTAATAAGAAAGACTTCCATGCTAACCTACCAAGCAAAATGAAGCCCGAGCATAAAGATGCTCTTTATCATGACCTACGCAAATCAATGGGACACAAGGATTAAAATTACTAAATAATAGGTTGAATTTTAATTTTATAGATGGGTCACATGAAGAACTACAGACAATTACTAAAAGAATTACCGTCAAATAAAGTCGTTTTCGCCTTTGGTCGCTTTCAGCCACCAACAGCATTACACGAACTTCAAGTGAAAGTGGTAAAGAAACTAGCCGAGCAACAACGTGCCGACTACGTTATTTACGCTTCAAAAGACCTAAAAGAAGAACTTCTTCCAGTAGATAAAAAGGTTCATTACATGAACCTAATGTTTCCAAATACGAACATTGAAACTACTGATGCTTCAACTTTCGTTGAGGCAGTCAAAAAATTAAACAAGAAATACAAGAACATCGTAATGGTTGCCTCTGCAGACTGCAAAGAAGATTACGAGAAGATTCTTAATAAGAAAAATGGTTCAGAGTTTTTCTTTGAAACTATTGAAGTAGTAGCAGCTGGCGATACAGATCCAGATGAAAACAAACTACGTGAGTCAGCTAAGAAAGGCGACTATGCTAAGTTTAAAATTGCACTACCAGCAGCGCTAAGAGAGATTGATAGCCGTAGACTAATGAATGACATGCGTCAAGGTTTTGGGCTTGACATGGTCAAGGA